CGCGCGGTGGTCCAGTTCGGGATCCGGCAGGAACTCGACACGTTGATCCTGACGGGGAAGTACAACTACCGGAGGGTGCCGCTTTGGTCGCCGGATGAAAAGGTCGCCAAGCGCGCCCGATGCAGCCCACGGACCTTTTGCCGTTGGCGGTGGATCCACGGGTTGATGAAGTACCGGACGGAATATCGGAGGGGATGAACCATGAAAACGGAACAACTGAATGAGCTGGCATTATTTGCAGGGGCAGGAGGAGGCATCTTGGCGGCCTCTGGGAATGGACAAGTTCCTATCGTGGCAGCGCTCGCATGGAATACCCTCTACTCCCGCATCCAACGAAGCTGATGCCGCATGAAACCCACCCGCATAGGCAACCCCTACAAGTCCATCCACCACGGGAAGGAGGTGACACGGACCTACGTGTACTTCCCTGACGGATCCCGCGAGCTGATGAAGTCCGACCGGCTGGAATGGACGATGATCCACGGACGGCCACCGAAGGGACATTCCGTGTTCAGGAAGGACGGCGTATTGGTCTGCCTGCCCAACGCTGAACTGTCGAGGATGAACGGCAAGCGAAGCGACTGGGACCGCAGCGAAGCCGTGAGAAAGTCATGGGCCAAGCGCCGCGACTGGCGAACCGAGGCCACCCGCATCTACCTAGATCACAAGCCCTATCCACTAGCGGCATAACACAACAACCTAAATGAGAAACAAGACACCGAAGGTCATCATGCGTAACGATGGTTACGTGGTCAAGGCGAAGATCGTACTGGAGGATTGCCGCAACGCAGGCACTTTCAGCGTGAATGACATGCTTGAAAAGCACCACTGTTCATCGGCGTTCGGAACGGCCCTACGCGCATCCGAACTGGTAAAGAAGGCGCAAGGTCGAAAGGTGAAATGGGTTGGCGGAAACGTGGTCACGGACGACATGGCGTTCGGTATCATAAACCATGCGCGGCACTACAACAACACCCATTTGATCGAACGCGACAATCGGCACAGGAAGCAACCAGTACCCGCTCCTGTGATTGTGAGGCCAAAGGCACAGCGACGAACGATGAGCATTCTGTGGGGATTGTTCAAAGTAGACCTCGCATAACACAACAACCCATCCCCACCAATGGAAGCACTGAACACCGCGCCACGTCAACCGATCCTGAGCATACAGGAGACGGTGGCACTGATGGCCAAGCGCCCCGGAATCACAACCGGAGGTGGCATCGAGCGGAACACGCCGAACCCGGACCCCAAGGCAGCGGAGCCTCCGGTGGACGAGAACGATGTGGTGGCAGACCACCGAATCCGCGACTGGTGGGAGCGCCAACTGGTGATCGACCGGGCAGCGGAGACATACCGGAAGAAGGTGAGCGTACCGGGGGAGCGATACGTGCGGCCCCGCGTGTGGACACCCGCTGAAAAGGCGAAGCTGATGGCGTGGCGGAAGCAGTACGGGGAGACGACCGGAACCGGGGTGAGCGGCAAGATGAACCCTCAACGCCTTGGGGCATGACGAACTTTATTTTCGCCCCCGCGTCGGGATCGTCGAATCGTGTGCAATATTTGCCACGCTTATGCTCACTACCCACATCCATACAGACAGATCGTAAAGGCGGCCCTCTTGGGTTCATCCTTGCGTGTGCTTCGGCCGCGCGGGTGGTGGGCATAAGCACCAAGGGGAGCCGCCCCATTGTATTAACCCATGCGTGCCATGATTAGCACGGGGGGATACGTCAAACTGTACCGCTCGTTCCTTGAATGGGAGTGGTACGACGATGAGGCGTGCGTCCGCTTGTTCATTCATCTTCTGATGGTTGCCAACTGGCGCGAATCGCGCTGGCACGGTCAGGTACTTCCCGCAGGATCGAAGATCATTTCTCAGGTGGAAATGGCCGCTGCACTTGGGTGGACTAGGCAGAAAATGGGCCGGACGCTGGACAAACTCAGGTTGACTGGCGAGGTGACCACGGAAGCGGGCAGCAAGTGGACGCTTGTAACCCTTGTCAATTGGGACAAATACCAAGGTCAGGAGGAACAGACCGGGCAGCAAGCGGGCACGAAGCGGGCACGAAGCGGGCAACAACCGGGCACAGAAGAAGAAAGAAAGCAACTAGAAGGAAAGAAAGAGAATACAGAGCGCGCTGCGCTTGTGTGGCCTTCGTGGGCAAGTGACATTTCCCGAACAGCTTGGGATCGGTGGAAGGCTTACAAGGTCGAACGTCGTGAAGGGTACAAGCCCATCGGAGAGCATTCAGCGTTCTCCAAGTTCGTCAAGGAGTACACGAACGACAGCGACTTCGTGAGCGCCATCGAGCACAGCATGGCGAACGGATGGAAGGGCATTTTCAAGCCACGCAACGCCCCCGTCCTGAACATCAACGGCGGCATGACCAAGGAAGAGGCCGACGAGGAAATGCGCCAGATCCGGATCAAGCACGGACGACACCCGGACAACGGTTGGGTTGGTGATGAAGAATGTTCCCGCGCCCTGTTGATCTACATGGGTAGAATCAAAGAACGCAAAGCATCGTGAGCAACGTAGACCTGTTCCCCAAGGAAGTCGAGGACATCGTGATCGGGCAAGTCCTGTACGAGCCGGGTTGCGTATCCCGTGCGGCCTCCTTGCTGAAGCCTGAGCACTTCTACGGCAAGGAACAGCGCACGGTCTATTCCGCCGCGCTGGAAATGTGGAAGGACGGCACCCCAGTGGACCTCATCACCATGACGCATCGGCTCCGCAAGGACGGGACGCTCGACCTAGTGGGCGGAAGCTGGCAGCTTGTGGAATGGACGCGCCGGGTAGCGCAGACGATCCACTTGGAAGATCACGCGATGATCGTCCGGGAGCAATACAGCCTCCGGGTACTTCGCGACACGGGAACGAAGCTCCAAGGGATCGACGTGACCACGGACACGGACGAGGCGATCGGACAGGTCACGGCGCAACTGGGCAAGGCGGCATCGGCTGACCTGAGCAGCGAAGTGAACGCAGCGGAGCGGGCTTATGAGCTATCGAACCAAGCGCCAACGAAGCCTTGGTACTTGGGGATGGATGCGGTGGACGGGAAGGTGTTCATCCTTCCGGGCAACGTGGTGACGATCAGCGCTCCAAGCGGGATGGGTAAAACAGCCTTCAGCCTGTGCGCGGCCATCAACCTCGCCCCGGTCCTCCGCCCGTGGATCGTTTCCCTTGAAATGCCCGCCGATGAGTTGATCACTAGGGCCAAGTGCCAGTTCGCCCTTGTGGACATCGCAGACGCCTTGGAAGACCGATTAACGGACCCGGAGCGCGAACGGTTGGCAATGGCAGCCGGGCACGAGTTCTTCCGCACGGTGATGATCCACGACGAGGGATCAATGACCATTGACGAGTTCCGGGCGCGCGCAGAGCACAAGGTGAGGAACGAAGGGGTTGGCTTGATCGTGGTGGACTACGCGCAACTGATGGAAGCCGACCGGAAGACCTACCCGAACGAGGTACTTCAGAACGAGGCGATCAGCAAGGGCATCCGGGCTACGGCCAAGTCGCTGAAGGTGCCGATCCTTTTGGTGGTTCACCTGAACCGGATGGGCGAGGCGCATGGATCGACGCAATACGAAAAGGACGCGCATGTGAGGATCCGGCTGAACAGGGAAGTCGGATCGCCAGTGATGGAAGTGGACGTGATCAAGAACCGGAACGGATCGACGGGCAAGATCAACACGCCCTGCACGCTGAAGTACGGGATCATCGGACGCGCTGCGACCATGCCCACGTTCAGCGCGAAGCTGCCGATCCCCGACCCGAACAACAGGATCGAACCAAGGAAGGACACAGACGAAATAGCTCCCTTTTAGATGGTACACCTTCGAGGCATCAATGGCCATACGGCCTGCGGCACACCGATAACGGACAAGATGCTTGCGCTTGGCGTTGGCGGCTTCCGGTTGTCGCATTCGGTACATCCTCCGGGGGCGTGCCTGAAGTGCTTGGAAAAGTCACGGGCGATGCGACCATTGAAGAGGGCAGCCGACAAACTCAAACCAACACAGGCAGCGGCATGAGCAAGCAGAGAGAGTTGAAGTTCCGGGTATGGGATGGCGAGCGGATGATCGTTCCCGACAATGGCGAGCATGTCATCTTTTGGAACGACCCGAAGCACATTGCATGGGGCTTGTACGCAAAGGAAGGAATCAAGATCACCGATAGTCAGTACGGAATTGCCAGCGTCATGCAATTCACCGGCCTTCACGACAAGAACGGGAGGGAGATATACGATCGCGACATCGTTGACGGATACGACGGCCTGCGATTCGATGTACAATGGCTTGAGTACGATGCCGAGTGGAATATCGGAGGCTACGACGCGAAGCGGATGGATGTGATCGGGAATTGCTTCGAGAACCCCGAATTGATCCCCACCAACTGAACCCGCGTGGTACCCCCGGCCCCCGAAACAAGGACGGACAAGGCCGGGGGTTACCTCGCACAACTGAAAGAGCGATGATCAAAGAAGTCACAATGTATACGGTCATCTGCGACCGATGCGGGAAGGACGCCAGCGAGGACGGCGGATCGTGCTGGGGGTCGCCAGAGGATGCCGTAGAGGTCGCGTGTGAGGATATGTTCATCGATGGCACATACATGGCAATCGAAGGGAAGCATTACTGCGGAGACTGTGTAATGTGGAACGATGACGAAAGCGAACTGATCCCAAAGCCGCCCGTCGCATGAACGCCCCCGCCCTCCGCACAGTGAAGGTGATGCGCCGCGCCCGGATACGTCGGTGGATGAAACACCTGCGCCGGTCGGCTGCAAAGCGATGGACAAGTCGCGTCCTATTCGCCGGATCCCTGTTCGCAGCCGGTTACTTCACCCCGCGTCCGATGCGACTACCTGAACGCTTTGAACCGGTATCGGTGATCAACTCCAACGGAAGGCTTCACGCCGCTACACTATGGGAGGACGGGAAGTTCCACTCAGTAGAGACGGGCGAGACGCTTCCTCAGATAATCGAATGGACGAAACCTTAACACCTCTGACCATGCCCACCAAGACCAAGACATCCGCCCGGAAGGGGAAGAAGAAGAAGCCGACACCACGCATATTTCACAGCGTCGATGAGGTCAACAAGGCATACTTCCCCAAGAAGTACAGGGAGGATATGAAGGCTATCAAAGACCGCCTGACCACCATTGAAAATCGCGCGGAATATCAAGCCATCTTGATCGAACAGCACAGGTCTAACACGGTCACGGCCTTCAGGAACAACGGCGCACGACAGGAGGAACAGGACAAGCGCCTGACCGCGCTAGAACAAGCCGCCAAGCCCACCGATCCGCCCCCTGCCGAGAAGTGGGTTCCGGAAGTCGGTGAATGGGTCGCACTCAAGGGAGAATCGAAGCTGAGACAGGTCACAGAGGTCAAGTACATCAACGACCGCAGTTCACCGCCTTGCGCCTACGGAAAGAACCCGGACTGGGGAGCATACGTCCACAACTTGCGCAAGCCATCCGAGGCCGAGATAGCCGAACACAAGAGGTCGGAGGAGGCCCGCCTGAAGTCTGAGCAGGCGGCAAAGGAGTTGGCTATGCCCTTGGAGTTCGGGACGCGGGTGAAGTTCGACGATGGACGGGAAATGCACGTGGCCTGTCCTTGGATGAATCCTAATACCCGCAAGTACACGCTCGTTGAAAAGGACGAGGACGACGAACTTGCCTTCTACACTGTCACACGCGATCGCTTCACCGTCATCCCCTAGCGCAATGGACAGCACAACGAGCAACGAGACAAAGGCAGGGCCGTATACGGTCAATGTTTTCACCAAGATGAAGGGCCGCGACTACTGGTATGTGGCCGGTCCCGGAATCGAAACAGCGATGATGAATAAAGCGCAGGCCGAACTGATTTGCCATCATTTCAACGCCGCCTTCGCCGCTGGTCAGGCATCCCGTGAGCAGTGGAGGCCAGTACCCAAGAAGCTCGGTGAGTTCAAATTCATGTCTACGGAAACCGTTCTTACCTACGATCCGACCAAGCCGAAGGGCGAACGCATTCGGCAGCGCGGAACCTACGTAGGCGAGTGGTCGAAGACCGTAACGCATTACTGTGAACTGCCTAAAGAACCGAACCCATGATCACCCCACAGGACAAGGCGAGAGCCGAGGCAGAAAAACAAGGACGATACGAGTTCCGATGCCAGAGGGATTGCGAGGACAATCCCATAGATATGACAATGGGAGCTTTTTGCGAATCACGAGCACAGGCTTTCGCGGACGGAGCGATGTGGTCTTGTGGTCACCCCTCCGACATAGTGGATCGGGTGATGGAGGTGGTCGATGAACATCGCGCCAATGAGCACACGATTGTTGTGCCGAGAGACAGGCCATATAGCGACTACGTTCGTGAAGTCCTCCGCACCAGCCTCACCTCACTGTTCAAACCACAGCCATGAGCAACGAACCGAAACTCTCTGAGCGCCTGCGGGTCATTCAAAACCTTGTTGGTGGTGCGTTCAAAATCGCCCATGATGGCATTGACGAGGAAAGTGTTGAGGCGGCATGGGATGCGCGAAAAGCTGACGGAATCCTCATAACGTGCATCGCCCAGTGCGAAGCCCTCGAAGCGCGTGAGCCGAATGTGATGCCCACCTACTTGAGCAGGGATTACGAAGCCCTGTATGACCTTCTGCTTGCGGGAGGGGAGGCGTTTGGACTTGTTGACTACAAGTGGGATGATAACAGTAACCCATCGCGCGATGTAGTCCGGATTCGGCGGCGTGAGGCGTGGCGGATCGACGTGGGTGCTCGCGGGATTGGATACAATGACTTCGGTCCATACCTGAAGGAGAAATGGGCCAACAACGAACTGAACGCCTTTGCGAATGATTGCCGAAGGATGAACTTGGAATGGGTCGCCCCTCTCGACAGGTCACGCATGGAGTACACGGCCACGGAATGCAGCGAGATAGCCCGCAAGCGATACGCCGACGAACCCCGCAAGACATCGCAGCAGAAAGAGTACGCGCAAGGCTTGGAGGATGGATACGGTCACGCGCTGTTCGAGCACGCAGCGAAGGCGGACAGGTCACGCATGGTAGAGGCGGGCGACAAGATGTGCGCGTTGTTGTGCCTGTTCTACAAGGAATCCGCCACGACCCTGCCCGAAGCCTTACGCAAGGATCTGGTGGAGCTTGTGAACGCTTGGGAATCTGCCAAGAAGTAAACCCGCGACCAATTCGACACATCCACCCCCAACTGTATTACACTTGCATCGGATCCCGGGATGACGGGATCACTTTTGGTTCAAAGGGCTTCCGGCGTTCGGCCCCGTAAGGCTGGATGACGGAAGGGAAGGAATGAGTTACCCCACGACAGAACAGATAGTCCGGGCGGTATGCGCCCAACTGAACGCCGTCGCCGACAAGCTCTACTCCAAGGAAATTCAGGCGATGGTCCCCGTGACCGCTACCGACATACTGAGCGAGCCGGGCAAGTACCGCCTCCATTCCGACGTTCGTTCGATCACGGCGATCATCATGCGCAAGCACGTCCTGCTTCCGTTCAGCTTCGATGAGACGAAAGCCCCGACTTACCAGTACATCGGAACCCAACTGAAGGCGAACAAAAGCAGCGGGCTACGGTGGCGGATGATCACCATGTGTGAAATGATGCGCCAGAACCCGGTATACCGTGGGGTGTACGTGGGGGCTATCCGCTCCCTGACAAGTGAAGGGATCGAACTGCACAGGACCGAAGGCATAGAAACCGCAGCGCCATGTCAGTAGGGCCGTTCTTTTCAGTGGTCATGGCCTCTCACCTTGGACCGTATCAGGGGGCCGCGAAGAACCGCCCGGAGAAGTTCCGAAGGGCCGTGGATAGCTTCCTCGAACAGACGTTCATGGACGCGGAGTTGCGGATAGTCGCGGATGGATGTTCCGACACTTGTGACATTGTGGACCGCTACTATTCAGGCAGCGCCCGCATCCACTTGGTCGCCATTGAAAAGCAACGGCTGTGGAACGGGTCGGTACGCAACGCAGGCATCGCAGCAAGCAAGGGAACGTGGATCACCTACCTCGACACGGACGACTTCTTCGGTAAGGAGCATCTTGAACTGATCCGGGCCGGGCTGAAGAACCCGCCTAACGGATGGGCCTACTTCGATGACCTGTACTGGAACGGCACGGTCTTTCAAGTCCGGGAATGCGACATCAATCGTCATGGGAAACACGGAACGGCTAACCTTGTCCATCGTCGCGACATGAACGTATGGTGGCCGCAGGATGACCGAAGGATCGGCTACGCGCACGACAAGTACTTCACGGACGAACTGAAGGCCAAGGGTCCGGGGGTGAAGATCCTGACGCCGCGCTACTATGTGGCGCACGACGTGAAGCAGAAAGGAGGCGGGGCCAAACCGGTTTACGAAAGCAAGTTCGACGTATGAGCGCCCCCCGGATCTTGGTCAAACTGCCCACCCGTGGCCGTCCGAAGCAATGCGAGGATGTTGTTCGGCTGATGCGTGAAAAGTCGGACGGAACGCACTTGTACGTGGTCAGTGTGGACAAAGGTGACACCTACCCGGTATTCCCGGCGTGGCCCGAAGTCCTTGTAGTTCCCGGCATGAGCACCTCGAAGATCCACGCGGTCAACCGTGACATCAACGAGTGTGAGTTCCCGTGGGACATCCTCGTCGTGGCATCCGATGATATGTGGCCGGTCGCGCAAGGCTGGGATACGATCATCCGCAACGACATGGCCAAGCACTTTCCCGACCTTGACGGGATGCTGTGGTACCCAGACGGCTATCAGAAGCGGATCATCACCATGCCTATCCTCGGTGCGAAATACTACCGGCGCTTCGGATTTGTATACCATCCAAGCTACAAGAGCACCCATTGCGACAACGAGCAGACCGAAGTGGCGCAGGCCCACGGCAAGGTGGTATTCATTGACCGCCAGTTGTTCGACCACCGCCATCCGGGCAACGGCGTAAGGGTTCCGAAGGATGAGACTTACCGCAAATGCGACAAGGACTGGAAGGACGACGAGACGAATTGCAAGCAACGCCGCTTGGCGGGATTCCCCCTCTGAATGTATTCCCAGAACCAAGAGGAAAAGTGGATCGCCGACTACTTCGGTGAAGAGGTCGGCACCTTGCTTGACCTTGGCGCGAACGATGGCACCACGCTATCGAACAGCCGCGCCGCCATCCTTCGCGGTTGGTCCGGGGTGCTTGTTGAAGCATCGCCAACGGCGTTCTCCCGGCTTCGGTCACTGTACGCATACGAAGAGCAGGTCGAGCTTCACAACGTAGCCGTGTGCGCCAAGAGCGGAACAATGGAGCTGTACGAAAGTGGCCCACACCTGAACACGGGTGACACGGGCATCCTTTCGACGCTTGTAGCGGCCGAGAGAGACAAGTGGTCACCCACTACGGACTTCACGCCAGTGTGGGTCGAGTGCGTGACCTTCCAAGACCTGTTGAGGCGTTCGCAGTTCGCGGAGTTCGACCTCGTTACGATGGACATCGAAGGCATGGATCAGACCGTCCTTTCGCAAATGGACCTGACTTCCCTTGGCGTCCGGATGCTCATCATTGAAAACAACGTGGACATGGACTTCGTGGAGCATTTCTGCTATGTCGCAGGGCTGAAGAAGTACGCCAGTAACCAAGAGAACACCGCCTTCGTCCGATGAACTTCGACTACTCCACTGTCCCTGAATCGCGCTTGGACCCCATTTGGGAGAGCGCCTACACGACCCGCACAGGACTGAAGCACGGCTATCTATGCGCGAAGTACGTGTCCGACCACAAGATCCCCGGCGTGATTGTGGAGTGTGGAGTAGCCAACGGCGCACAGGTCGGCATGATGGCCCGCGCAATGGATGACGCCGGAGATCAACGGGCCTTTCACCTGTTCGACAGCTTCGATGGCATCCCATTGGCGGGTCCGCACGACGCTGATCAGCCCGGAATAGGCAAGCCCCGGCACGACGTGAACGCGCCACTGTGCGAGCGACTGAAGTCCTCCGGCATATCCATCGGCAAGCTGGAGAACGTGCGCTCCAACGTCGCCAAATGGAGCAAGTGGCAGTCGTTCACATTCCACAAGGGTTGGTTTCAAGATACCCTACCGGCCCTGAAGGACTTCCCGCCGATCGCATTGCTCAGGCTTGACGGCGACCTGTACGAAAGCACGGCCGTATGTCTGGAATACTTGTATCCATTGGTCGTGGATGGCGGATTGATCGTGATCGACGACTACGGGCTACCCGGATGCGCTTTGGCTGTGGATGAGTACCGCGAATACCACGGCATCACATCGCCCTTGACCGTGTATAACGTCGGCTATAACCTCGCAACGTGGATCAAATGAAGATAGCACCCGGAACCTTCCAAGGGCTTCACCCAACTGAAGAAGCCCTATTCCGTGAACACCTGAAAGGCGTGACCGGACTAGGCGTAGAGATCGGATGCCTCGATGGGTATTCCAGCGCGGTGATCCTTGACGCTTCGGAGCTTCACCTGACCAGTATCGATCCGTTCATCCCGGACAGCATGGAGGCGAGTTTGATCGGTAGCGTAGTTCGATACGATGCGAATACATGGGCCTTTGGATCGCGCTCAGAATTGATAACCGACTACTCACACAACGCCATAGGATACTGGTTTAGTGGTGTTCCGCTTGCTCGCCCAACGGACAAGCTGGACTTTCTTTTCATCGACGGCGACCACACCTACCCCGCCGTACTTCAGGACTTCACGGACTGGACGCCGCTACTGAAACAAGGCGGAATCCTTGCCATACACGACGCCCGCATGAGCAGGCCCGGAGGCGCGAACTACCACCCCGGACCTTCCAAGGTCGCCAAGGAACTGGTATTCGACCGCCCGGATGCGTGGGAAGTGATTGGAGAGGCTCACAGTCTGGTCCTAGCCCGCAAGCGATGATACTCTCGGTCCTCATCTGCACGATCCCCGGACGGGAAAAGCTGTTGGCCCGCGTCATGGCCCAGCTTGACATCCAGCTCGCAGCCCATCCCCAAGGCAGCGAAGTAGAAGTCCTGACCGACCCCCGAGACAAGTCAACCCCGGTAGGCGTCAAACGCCAAGCCTTGTTAGAACGTGCGACGGGCAAGTACGTCTGCTATGTGGATGACGACGACACGATATCGGACGACTACATAGCCTCAATCTTGGAGGCCGCAAGTCACGACCCCGACTGCATAGGATTCAAGACACTGTGCCACGGGATCCCAAGGGGCAAGACATCGACCGCCGCCAACTCCATCCGGTACAAATGGGCAGAGAACTTTGACGGATACCGCTACGTGCGTAGTATCTTGCACCTGAATCCCGTGAAGAGGGAGATCGCCTTGCAAGTAGGGTTCAAGGACAGACGCCACGGAGAGGACCATCAATACAGCCTTGGACTGGTGGGAAAGCTGAAGAGCGAGATCTTCATCGACCGCCACTTGTACAACTACCTCTACGTGGAACAACCGGCCAGCGTGAAATACGGGATCAAATGAGCGTGAACGAAAAGGTGGTGATGAACTTCGCGATCGGCCAATGGTTCCCGCGTGGACAAGCAAGGCTGAAGGACAGCCTGATCCACCACGGCACGGACTGCGACCGCATGTTCTTCGACCACTACCCCGAAGGTTGCCCATCCCACCAAAGCATCCCGTGGGGGTTCAAGCTATGGTCATTCGGAGAGGCTATCCGCAGAGGCCACCGATACGCCCTGTGGTGCGACGCCGCAGTGTGGGCCGTGAAAGACCTGACCCCCGTCTTCAATCACATCGGCGACCACGGCCACTTCTTCTTCACCTACCACGACTTCGACTGTGACCAGACGGCGAACGACAACTGCCTGAAACACTTCGGACTTGAAAGGGAAGAGGCCGCGAAGATCGAGAGCATCTACGCCTGCATCATGGGCCTTGACCTTCACAACCCTCGCTCACTTGAGTTCCTGTACAAGTGGCAGGTCGCCATGCTCGCCGGTTGCTTCAATGGCGACGGCAAGAGGGGCGCTACGGACGGCAGCGGACCCCGCTACCTGTTCCACCGTCACGACCAAGTGACCGCGAGCATCATCATTCATCAACTGGGCATGTCGGTAACGGATGCGGGGTACCTCGCACAGTCCTACGCCGAACAAATGCCCGAAACGGTCTGCCTCACCACACGGGGCATGTGAAATGAAAGCACAGATCCTAGCAACGCTGAAGGCATTCGCCACCGGCATCCTGACTATCGCCATCGCCGTAACGATCCTCGCCATTCCCCTCAAAGCGGTATTCCTCTGGGGAAAGTTCCTGTGGAGCCTCCTTTGAACTTCGCGCCTATTCTACCCAACCCTCTGAAGGTGAACTAAATTCGCGCAGCGTGGCCACGTTCCTCAACAAGTCACTGATGGACCAACTCCTTTTCGCCTTCGCCGAAGGTTCACAGGACGCCATGCCAACGATCAGCGACGAAAGCGCCGTCCGAAGGTTCACCAAGCGCTTCGGCCACCTGTGCGAAGACTGCTCAGAGGCAAGCCTGATCCAGCGGTTGAAACGGATGCGGGAGGCGTATAACGAGACACTGAAGACGCCGAAGTGATGGGAACCAAAGTAGTTTCAGATAGTTTCAATGCCAGCGCATAAGGGGCATAAGAAGGCAGGCGGAAGAACGAAGGGAACGCCGAACAAGTCCACGGTAGAACTGAAGGACCGTATCGCCGAGAAATTCCCCGACTACGATCCGGTCATGGCGATGGTCGCACTGGCCAATGACCAAAGCGCCGACCCCATCATGCGCTTCAACGCCTCCAAGGAAGTCGCACAGTACGTTCATCCCAAGCGCAAGGCGATCGAGCACAGTGGTAAGAACGGCGAACCATTGCCCACGCCCGTAGTTCAGGTACTCCCTCCAAGCGCCGATGCGTGATAACCTTCGGACAAAAGGCCAGCGATGCGTGGCATCACCTTCACGACCCGACCGTTCGGGAAGTGTTCTTCGGAGGCGGGGCGCGATCGGGTAAGAGCGTACTCCTGTGCGGCCATGAGGTTCACGAAGCCGCAACACACGCCGGAACGCGCGGCCTAGTTTGCCGGGAAGACTTCACAGCCCTTCAGGACAGCACGATGAAGACCTTCTTCGAGGAGGTCATCCCGATGTTCGGTTACAAGCCGGGCGAACATTTTACGTTCAACGGTCAGGACAAGGTTGTTTCGTGGGCCAACGGAAGCGAAACGCTCTTCCGGCACATGAAGTACCAGCCGAGCGATCCGAACTACTCTCGGATCGGTTCTACGGCCTTCACGCGGGTATCTATTGACGAAGGTGACGAAGTAGGGGAGCGGGCCTTTGAACTGCTCAGGGCGCGCACGGGCTATAACCAACCGGACCACGGGGGCAAGATCCTCACCACTGGCAACCCCGGAGACTACTGGACCAAGTACCGGTATGTGTACGACAAGGACGGCCAACGCGTGAAGCTAAGGCCCGATCAGCGTCTTGTTCTGGCGACGGTAAAGGACAACCCCGACCCGGTAGCCCGTAAGCAATACACGGAGTTGCTGGAAAGCATGACCGATGACTACGATCGGGAGCGCCTACTGAACGGGAATTGGCTTGCCGCCCCACGGACGGGGATGGAGTTCTTCCCGCAGTTCAGTAGTTCAAAGCACGCACAAGGGGTGAATGCCTACGATCCATCGGCGGCCCTTCACATCACGCTAGACTTCAACGCGGCCCCGTACATGACGCTGCTCGTGGCACAGATCGCCAAGGCTGAAGAGCGATGGTCGGTCAGGTTCCTGAAGGAGTATTGCCTATCCCACCCACTGAGCACGACCAAGGCCGTCTGCGAGGCATTGCTTCGCGACTTGCTGGAAGGATGCTACAAGGGCCACAACGCGGGGCTATTTTACTATGGGGACGCCAGCGGGAAGTCACGGACCACGATGGCAACGGAAGAGGTGCGCCACAACTTCGACACGGTGAAGAACGTGCTGCGGGCCTACAGGGTGAACGGAAGCGATCGGGTGCTCAGGTCCAACCCTCCGCACACGAAGGCCCGCGACTTTATGAACGACGTGTTCGCCGGGAAGATGCCGATCGACGTGAGCTTTGACCGGGGAATGCACAACACGATCCGCGACCACATCAGCTTGAAACAGGGGGCCGATGGTTCGATCCTGAAGGAGTACGAACGGGACCGGGTGACTGGTGACAAGTACGAACGCTACGGGCACTGTTCGCAGGCGACATATTACCTCGTCATATCGGCGTTCCGTGCTTACTTTAGCCAACACGCGAAGATGGCAGCATGAAAACAAAGTTGACCACCAAGGAAATCAGGGCTATCGAACTGCGCCTGTTCAATGCGGTTGTCAAGCGCAATGGACTTCGGCACGTTGCAGGGTCCATATACTTCGATCCCAAGTCGGGATCCTCGTGTATTCCATTCGTCAACGTGGATGACCTGACGCGCGAGGTGGCGAAGGCGCAGCGTAAAAAGATGGCAGCATGAGCAACACGAACGACCCGCAAGAGCCGTATGTTAAGGCTACGAATGCCGACCTTGCCAGAAGAAGCTCCGCTATTATGGACGCAATGATCGAAGTCATGTCAAACGACAAGCCCACCGAGCGCGCTCCCCTGCTGAGGAGATACAACGGACGCGGCATTGAGGATCCGGATGGGATTTGGGTCTGGTACAATGACATTCAGGCCAAGATCACCAGCGGGGAACTGAGGGTTGTGAAGAAGGTGAACGTGAACGACCTGAAGGATGCAGAGTTCACTGAGTTCAGTGGGGTATTTCAGCAATGCACGTGTGGCGCTACGCTGACTGAGCCAATGAACTTCTGCCCCGGATGCGGATCTGAAATCGTGGGTGGGTGACCCGAAGCGAAAGATTCGACCGCGAACGCAAGCGCCACGAACTCGCCCGGAAACTTCGCGCCTATTCGCCCCGCGTATCCGACCGCCGTGTATTATTGCGCGAAGCGGAAAGCCTGCTCTCTTCCTACCAGGTGGAGGAGATCCGCTATTTCATGCGGGCTGGGGTCTTCGCCGAACCGTTGAGAGGCGTCGTGAAGGACTACCTCTTCCGGCGTATAACCAACGGTGATCTAGCGAATGATCGACATTCAGGAGGCGACCCTAATCGGGGTTGACCTTGTGCTTTCAAAGTCCAAACATCCCGACTACGACCATGTAGTGAAGCTCTCCGAGGAGCTTTACAAGCCGCTGGCCACGGGCAAGGGCATCGAAAAGCTGATGCGCCGGTACGATCCACGCGAGGACGAGGCCGCATTCAAGCAACGCGTAGCGATCACACAGCACACTACCCCGTCGACATGGAACACGCTGATGAACCCCGTGAGGAAGCTGGAAAGCGTCCGGCCCGTGGTGGATCGCATGGAATGGAACCCGGAGAACGCCGCCGCCGCCGAAAAGGTGGGTGCGGTTGTCGGAAAGTTCAGAGGGGCAAAAACCCTCGACCACTACATCACCGGCCTAAGTGACGCCGCCGAGCTTGACCCGAACGCTTTCGAGTTGATCGTGTTCGACCCGTTCGACGCACGGATGGAGGTTCCAAAGCCGTACGCCGTGCATGTGGCCGCGCGCGATGCGTGGAACTTCGAGTACTTCAACGACGAGCTTCAATACCTGTTCATCCATCGCTCCATCAAGTACATTCTGATGGACAATGACAGTACGGGCAAGCCTGTGACGCGGGACGGCCATCGGTTCGTTCTCTACACGGCGAACCATCACATCGTATTCGAGCAGGTTCGGCCTGACTTGGCCTTGTCCGTGAAGGATGGCAAGCTGGCAACGGCTGACGGATCGGAGGTCAATGGCGCATCCGTGGTATTCGGCGTAGAGGGTTACTTCCTACGGGTGAACTCAACGGAGCTTTACAAGGTCACATTCTTCGAGCAGATGAGCGGGCGCGTTCCTGCCTTCAGGCTGGGGGCGAGGATGGACCCCAACACGGACTACCGGACCTGTATAAACACCCTTCACGCCGGGATCCCTTGGCTGATGAAGATGGTGAAGTACGTGTCTGAAATGGACCTGACCGTTTGCCTGCACGTATTCCCGAAGAAGTGGCAATACGCCCCGAAGTGTACGGCGGACGGATGCAACTCGGGCAAGCTCCCGAGCGGAACGCAGTGCGGGCAGTGCAAAGGAACGGGACGCCAGCCCGTGATCGGATCGGCGCAGGAGGTGAACACCTTGGCCATGCCGGACAACCCGGCCGAGATGTTCGACCTGACCAAGATGGTCTTCTACGAGCCTACCGACGTGGCGGTGATCCAAGAGCTTCGTGCCATCAACGACGACTGCCGGGAGAACGCCGTTCGTGCCGTGTACGCCTCGGATATGTACACAAAGGACCAAGTGAACGTAACGGCCACGGCCAAGGCGCAGGAGCTTGATTCGGCGTATGCTGCACTTCGCCCGTTGGTACGCAAGCGCGAAGAGGTGAAGCCGTACCTCGTGCATGTGATCGCTTCCTACCTCGACAGCGATACGAATCTCACGGTCACGACGGTACTTCCGCAGAACCTACGTTATGAGACAGAGGGCGACGTGGTGGAGCTGATGAAAGCAAGCGCCCCGGTAGCCGGTCGTTCGTACATGGCGAGCAAGGCGCTGGATCTCATTCATCGTGCCTACACGGACGATCCACAGGCGTTGAAGAAGGCACTTGCACAGGAGAAGCTCAACCCGTTCAAGGGCATGGGCGTAGCTGAAGTGGAGGCCATCATTTCGGGCGGCGTTCCAAGCGAGCAGAGCGTGACTATGTGGGTGGAGTGGGACAGCATTTGGGAAGAGGCCGAGGCGGGTCACAAGGGGGAATCGGAGTTCTACGACATGGCCCCTGAGAAGATCAAGGCGGCGGTCTACGCTATCCGCGACAGGATGATCGAAGAGAAAGCGGCCAAGGCACAGGAGGCGCAGAACGCTATGCTTGGCATGGACCCGAACCAAGTGGACAGCCAAGGCAACCCGCTTGACGTTGCCGCGTGACCCTTCGCGAACTAGACCGGCTGTTCCTACGCGCATCGAAGGACATCGACGCACGTCAGCGGGCGCGCATCAAACAACTTCGGGGGCTTGACAAGGCGCTGTTCGATGAGCTTGTCAGGCGGATTGTCGAGGTGATCGGCACGGAGGACGGCAGGGTGAAGTCTGGCAAGGGTTCGGCATCCATCAACCGGATGATCGACCTTGCGTTCGCGGTTGTGGAGCGCGCGCAGCTATCGGAGTTCAAGCGTTCGGCCCTTGGCGACCTGTCGCAACTGATCGGACACGGCAGGGACTACTTCGGGGCGATGGACGCCAAGCCGATGCGGGAAGTGAATGTACGGGTCAGCCGTACCATGCGCCGGAGGCTGGGCCTTGACCCCGACACGGGGAAGCCGATGCAAGGCGGGCAGTTCGACAGGTTCTTCGACAATGAACCGATGCGGACAGAGGTCAAGCAAGTGGTCAGCCGTGGCATCACCGCCAAGATCCCGATGTCGCAGATGATCCGGCAACTTCAGGTCACGGTCACAGGCACCCCGGAAAGCCCCGGCATCTTCAGCAAGGCACTTCAGAACCTTGTGCTCGACGTTTACCAACAGACAGACCGGGCGGTATCGAAGGAATACGCTGTTCGATTGAAGCTCGACACGTTCATCTACGCGGGCGGGCTGATCGAAACGTCGCGCGAGTTCTGCAAGAAGCGGAACAACCAAGTGTTCACGGAGGAAGAGGCGGCGAAGTGGGCCAATGATTCCACGTTGCCACGAACTAAGAAAGAGCGGGATAGCGGGGTGATCACGGGGTACGATCCATTGGTAGACCTAGGTCGCTGGAACTGTCGCCACCGTTTGCGGTACATATCGAAAGAGCTTGCGGCGGAACTGAAGGGGGAACAAGTCGCCCCGGTTCTCACCATTGAAGACGTGATGGCAGCGGCCAAGAAGTCCGCTCCCCAGCTTGACGAAATAGCCAACCGGATAGCACGGGAGAACGGGGCCACAGTGACGCCAACGGACCTGAAATCACAGGCATCTATCATGCGCAAGGCGACCAACGACTACGGCGGGGACGTGAGCCAAGTGAAGGACGCCGTGCGCAATACGATCATCGCCCCGAAAGATGGCATTGAAGGCGTGCTGAAGTCCTTGCAGGGGGATTCGATATTCGTCCGCCTGAAGAGGCAGCTATCCGATCAGGACGCCCTTGGTTACAGCGGAAACATCGTGAACGTGCGAATGGCGAACGGATCCCTTGGTGAGATCCAAGTGAACACGGCGAAGATGATCTACGCCAAAGAGAAGCCCACGGACGCGCGCCGGATCCTTGGCGATACCCTGTACGATGCGATCAGTGAGGCTACCGGCATCGAAGGCGGTCTAGGCCACACGTACTACGAAGAGTGGAGGACATTGAAGCCGCAGATACCCGAACAGGCGGCGCGTATGGCCGAGATCGAACGCCTCAGCCGAGGGTACTACTCGAACTTCTACGAATAGCCTTCGTAGGCGGCGAAGGTGATCTCCTTCGGGTCCAGCAGCGCATCGGCAACGACCTTGCTTCCGGCCTTGGCCTTGAACTCCGGCTTGCCCTTTGGCTTCACGAACGTATCGCCGGAAGGGTCGAAGCGCACGGCCATTTCCTCGAACTCGTTCAGCAGGTAGACCGGCTCAATAGACATCCGCGCGTGAAGCGCAGGCCGGTCTTTCAAGGGGATGCTTTCAGTCCTCATGCTTTCAAAGATAAGATGATCGCCGGGCCACAGCCTCGTCCGTTGTGAGCTTTCGCTCTGGTCAACCGCTCGCCACCCATCCCGGCTCTCATCTTCATCGGTCCAAATATACGGATATATCGCTACGCCGTTACACCGAGGGCGGAATTTATCCGCATGGCGGTCGAATAGTACACCTCGCCGCTTCCGTTCACGGCGGTATCCACGGTGGACACGCGAAGCCCGGTTTCCTTGGCGAGCCTGTAATGCGTGTATTCCTTGGCCTTGATAGCCTTTCGGACGCGCTTGCGCCACTCTTCCGTGTAGTTCATTGGGCCAAAGGTAACGGTTCAGCGATATAACGGCACGCCGTGTTAGGGTTCCAAGGGTGCGGCCCTTTGTGGTTTGGAGTATGACGGCATACCGTTACATTTGTTCCGTCACCAAACGACAACGACATGAAAAACGGAGATAGCGCCAAGGGATTCGACGTTGAAGCCTGCCCCGCGCACGGAACACCAGTTGAGGTGGAATACAATTTCGGAATGCAGGACGCGCAGGTGTTCAAGTATCGCTGCGGCTGCGCTGTGACCCTAACCAAGGACGCGCAGAGCAAGACCTACTTCGACAGCTACGGCAAGGCGAAGGGAACGGCGCTGATTGAGAAGGCGCGCATGCAGCAACGCGCCTCATACTTCAAATGAACCCACAAACTACCTGAGCCATGACCCCGAAAGACATCATCCAGAAAGCCCCCGGCCTGACCAGCGCGGTCAACACCTACCTGCTTGCCAAGGTTTACGCGGATGGCGAGCGCGCGATCATCGACAAGATGAAGCGCGACATCCTGAACGGATCGGTGTTCACCGTGCGCCCGGAGTTCACCCGGCAGACCGAGCCGAACCGGATCACCGAGCCAAGTCGGGACTACCTGATGAGCGATGAGCAGTTCGAAACTTACCACGCCGAATGCCAGCGCCGGATCGTCGCGATGGGTTACGATGTGCCGGAGGGTCACTGCCCCGCGCTGATCGCCGAGCGGATACTGACCGAAGCGGAACACTTGGTGATCGACGAATCATCCGCGCTCACTGGACTGAAAGACGGGGTTCACTCCCTGCTCTGCAAAGGGATGGACATTTACCACAAATACATCGACCTGTGCGTGAAGATGATCGTGAACATGCCCGGATACGTTGCCCCGAAACTTCAAAACGCCTGAACATGGAAAGCACATCAACCTTCCGAATGGTGAACGACTACGTGAAGATGGAAACCATCACCTTCCCCGACAAGACGCGCCGCTATCGGGTGTTCATGCCAACGATCACCGGGCCTTTCGGGATATCGACCGAATCATTCGTGATGGCCAACAAGATCGCGGCCATGCGGGTAGAAGAGCTTCGCGCGATCATCAAGGGGAAGTAGAACGACTTCACCACAAGTTGCAAGGGCGGACAGTGTTCCGCCCTTTGTCGTTCCCGGAAAATAGACACTTTCCCGCGCCTATTCTTCCCCTCCCTACGGTATAGCCGGACCTTCGCGCTATGTCGTTCCAGCGATTCGTATTGATCGAACCCCTCAACGGTGGCGATCAACTCGTGGAGAGTTCCATGAACTTCCTGATGTGGAAAAAGGTCTTGGGGCCGGATAAGAAGCCCATCCCCGACCAACGCGAGAGCTACGGCGGGAACATTTGGCGCATCGTTGACCAAGCGGACGAGGCCAAAGACCTCACCCCTCAACAGGTGGGGCCGCTGATCCCGCAGTCACTACCGATCCCGGTATTGCCACCGGAGGTCATGCGTGAGGTTGAACCGGCCCCTGTGCCTACGTTACCTGACCTTGACCCGGCGGGCGACCCCGTAAGGCCGTCCGCTGAGGTTGTCGAGCCGTTGGCATCACCGGTGGAATCGAAGAAGCCGGGCCGTCCCAAGAAAGTCACGGCATGAGGTACCGCATCCACCCCAAGGGCCGTCCATCCGCTTCGCAGTGGGTATCGGCTGAACAGTGGAAGAAGATCAAAGCGCATTACCACGGTCGTAACATGGTGATCGCAGAAGAAGACGACAGCCCTTCGGAGTTCGCGCATCCGCGACCTATTCTACCGGAGGAAGCAAAGAGTAAACGGGTGAAAGCCCAAACGGAGGCAACCCCTGCGCCTCAACAGAACAAGGGGAAAACGAATGGAGCTTAAAGAGCTTTTCAACGGGGTAATGGTGGACACCCTAGGGTTCACTGCGGAGGAGGTTGCCTCACTCTACGACGAGGCCGGAAATCCCAAGGAAGACGCGAAAGACACGATCCTCAACAAGCGATCGCAGTTCGAGGCCAAGCGCAAGGACGAGGTGAAAGCCAAGATCCAGCAGGCCAAGGACAGCGGGCTACGCCAGAAGGGGGAAGAGTGGGAGAAGCGACTTTCCAAGGGTCTTGGAATTGACTTCGGAGACGCCCAAGGCGATGACGTGGTGGAATTGATCCGCACACGCATGGAAGCCAAGGGCGAAGAGAGCAAGGGCGTTGACCCCAAAGACGAACAGGCGGTGAAGAACAGCCCATTCTATCGCAAGATGGAAATGGAGTACGCTAAGAAGCACGCCGAGATCGTCAAGGAGAACGAAGCCAAGCTCGCCGGGGTTCAGTCCGAGTTTCAGCGCAAGGAAACGCTGAGGACGGTACGGGAGGACGCAATGGCGATGCTCACTGAGCTTAACGTCAACCTCCCGAAAGACCCCAAGGTGAAGGCGAACCAACTGAAACTACTTGACCTCTACCTGAACGACCACACCTTCGAGAAAGACGGTGACGAATGGATCGTGAAGGACAAGGAGGGGAACATCATCGAAACCCCGCAAGGGCATTCGGTGAAGTACAAGGAGTTCCTGAAGTCTGGTATCGCTGACAACTTCGAGTTCGCGGCTTCGACAACGAAGACCTCGACCGGAGATCCCCTGAAAGGTTCCAAACCGTCCGGCGGTTCAAGCGTGCTGAAGAAGCCCGCCAACCCGGAAGAGTACGCCGCCAAGATGCAAGAGATCCGACTGAGCACACCAGACCGCATTGAGCGGCAGAAGTTGCTTACGGAGCTTCAGAACATCTACGAGCAGGCTTGACCGATGTGCGGGTGTAGTCAACACCTGACACACACATGAGTAACGTATCTGCGGGGAGTTTCACTCCCTCGCTCGTTCAAGACGTAATCAAGCAGGCTGAAGACATCTTCAACCCTGCGAATCCTAACCCCGATTACGTAGCGGACCCCGGCCCGCAGAAGATGATCATGGAGATCCAGACGGCGAAGTTCACTGAACTTCAGGTGCCGGGCAAGGATTACACCATGAAGGGTGTATACACCGACAAGTGCAGTGCGCCCGTTACGGAAGATTACGACGTAACGGACCTGTGCGAGATCAGTGGCACGGAGGCCGGTCAGCAGGTAGAAACCTACACGCTGGAAGTCCACAAGCGTTCGCCGGGCTTCAAGATCACCGACCTGAAGTTCCGTGACTTGGGTCCGACCGCTTCCTACACGAAGGAACTGGCCGTGAACCTTGCCGCTGAGATCAAGGGCATGGATGAAATGGTGGCCGCACAAGCAGCCGCCAAGCTGAACTCGTGGAAGGGTACCAACCTCTACACGGGTGCTCCCGGTAGCGTTTCCGGTACGACCACGAACATCCCCGCTACGGCGTGGAACCCGAACCTGTTCGCATACTTCGCCGTCACCCGTCACCGTAACAAACTGCCGAACGCGAAGCTGTTCCTCGGCGGTCTGATGGAACAGGCGTTGGTGTTGTCCGAACTGGAAAGCTCCACCGAGCAAGGCGCGGCCAACGTGCGCAAGGTGAAATCGCTTGGTCAGGTATACACCGATTCGTTCGTCACCGAAACGCAGTTGGGTGGCAAGTATGCCTTCCTCGTGAACCCCGATAGCGTGGGCTTCGCTCACCAAGCTCGTTTCCAAGGTGGTAAGTACGCCAACGGTGGATTCAAGCGTAACGCGAACGGAAAGGACCAGATCCTGACGATCGTGGAGAGCAACGCCTTCCACGGCCTGTTCTACGACTACATCATGCAAGCAAGCTGCGAAAATGGTGACGACATCATGGAGGGTCAACTGTTCTTCCACGGTGACTGGTTCCTGTCTCCTGTTCGCTGCAACACTTCCCGCACTGGCGTACTCCGCTTCGCCTGCGCGTAAACCACATGCCTGAAAGGGGGGATCGCTTGTCGCATTAGGACCGGCAAGCATCCCCCCGATCGGGGAAAAAGAAAAAAGAATGAGCGCCCCCTACGCCTGCTTCGAGAAGATAATCGGCCTTGCCGACACGTCGTGCGATTGCTTCACGGACGACATGCCCACGGATGCCGCAGAGAGCGCATCGGGCTTGCAACTGGCAGGCTTGGAGGGTTTGAACCTCAACACGCTGAAGGCGGCGGCGGACTGTGCTTCGGGTGGGGACTTGGGAACCCTGCTCACCAACGCACGGGAGGAGGGGATTCGACGCTACAAGGAAGAGACACTGAAGTTCATCCGGGCGAACGCCAAGATCAAGCGTCCATCGGTCCGGGGTCAGATCGGCGATAACGCCAACAGCCGGACAAGTCTGGCGCTGTCCAACACGTACCACGGGCTTCACGTCCGGCTTGCTCACCACGTAGGTGGAACGGCGCGGGTGAAGCGTATCGGTACGTACATGGACTTCACCGGAACGATCGACGTTGACCTGTACGGTATCGACGATAGCTCCCCTGCGGAAACGGTAAGCTGCGCAACAACGGCGGGTTCGCTCGTTTGGACCACGGTAGACATTGATCTGTCTATGGAGGTGGAAGGGTCGCAGAACCACGAATACTGGTTCCTGTGGGAGCCTACGGGCGGTCAGGCGGCAAGGAACTCACGCATCCACTGCGGATGCGGAGGACGTCGGACGTGGAATGAAACACCTTGGTTCGAGAGTGGCGTAAAGGCCAATGACGAGGCTTGGATGCGGTGGGCTATGGCGCACGGAACGAAGGGGAACACCCTCGCCGATCGCGATAGCTGGACCCATACGAACGAGACGCAAGGGATCATCTTGGACATCGAGTTCGGGTGTGAAGCGGTTCGATCTCTGTGCGATGGTGAGCCCGACTACGAGAACGACCCGCTCCAAATGTCAGCGGCATACGCTGTTCGATTCGCTGCGGGTTCGTGGATCATGTCCACGATCATCAACTCAACGGCAGTTACCCGCGAAACACTCACTGGCGACGGGGATAATTACTACCGGACGAAGGCCATCTTCGAGCGCGAGTTCTTCGCCCGCGCCCACGAGTACATCGGGGCTACACTCGTTCAGCCGCCAGACGACGGCGATCCGGCAAGCGGCGTGAACACCTATTCCGACTGCTTCGCTTGCAAGGAAAAGAGCGGCTTCCGTAAAGGCACAATCCTCCGATAATGGACACGCTGGAACAACTGGAACAGGCATTCCGCAGGCTCGAAAGGGACTTGCCCGCCATCCTTTTGCACCAAACCGAGACGGCCGCGAATGACATCATGGGCCTAGTCGATCAGCGCATCACAGAGACAGGGCGCGATGTAAGCGGACAGGCTTTCCCCGACTACACGCCCAGCTATAAGGCGCGCAAGGAAAAGAAGGGCCGTTACCGTGGTTTTGTGGACTTTCAGGATACCACACAGATGCTCGCCAGCACCCAAACGGGACTGAAGAACATCAACACGAAGAGCAAGGAGTTCAGCGGAACGACGGCGATCGTGATCATCGGCCCGCTTGACGAAGAGACACGGAAGAAAGTCGAGGGCAACGACAAGTCCCGACCGGGATTCTTGAACCCATCAAAGGCCGAAGTGGAGCGAATCGAAAAGATCCGGCAGGGCCGCATTGAGGAAATGATACGTGAGGAATACTTCGCATGAACACGCAGATAGCCTCGCTCATCCTTTCCCGCATCCGCACGGCAGACTTCCCTTGGGCTGAAAAGACCGCAGGGCTTGTCCGCGCCATTTCCACCAAGGCGAAGAAGACCGGAGGCAAGTCGGACATCCTGCCAATTGCAGCAGACGTGCTGGGAAGTGCCGACTGCGATCCTTCGGCCATTGACCACCTATTGCCCGATCAACGCTACCGGTCGATACTGTTCATCGAGTGTTCGGAGTTCCCCACGCGCAAGGATGAGCGTATCGGGTCGCCATCATGGACGGGCAAGTATCGGATCGTCGTTTGGATGGACTGCTCGCGCGTAGGCGGCGGGGCCGGTTGCGGGGATGTTGCGTATGAGAACCTAGTGACGGCGCTAGACGTGCCGATGTTCGACGCTGACCCGTTCAGGGCTGTTGTGTTCCGTGTTGTCGGCGGTGGCCCTGCAAGGGGTCGCGAGATCTTCGGCAAGTACACGATGAACGAAGAGCGCAGCCAATACCTGCACTACCCGTTCGACTACTTCGCCTTGGACCTTCAGGTGGACTTCGTATTGCCCAAGGGATGCGAGGATCAGCTTGCAGAGGACAACGTGAACTGTTGGGCGCCCCCGGCATCAAGCGGCGGAACGCCCACTACGACCTGTCCTGCCGTCAGGACTTGCGACACGCCGGAGGATGGGGATGTTCTCACGCGGGTAGGCGGGGAAACGGTTTGGGCACCGCCTACTGGTGGAGAGGGCAGCGTAGGCCCACAAGGTGATCCGGGGCCACAAGGCGATACTGGCCCGCAAGGACCACAGGGAGAGCAAGGGGAAGCCGGACCACAAGGCCCAGCAGGTGCGGACGGGGCAGATGGCGCGGATGGCGCCACTGGTCCGCAAGGTCCAACCGGTCCGCAGGGTCCAACTGGACCACAAGGGCCGCAGGGCGATCCGGGTGCCGACGGTGCTACCGGGCCAACTGGCGCGACAGGTCCGCAGGGTATCCAAGGCGTAAAAGGAGACACGGGCGATACCGGACCCACAGGAGATACTGGCCCCACGGGTCCGACAGGTCCAACTGGCGCGACAGGACCACAAGGGATACAAGGTGATCCGGGACCAACTGGTTCAACCGGGGCTACTGGTCCGACAGGGCCAACTGGTGCCACGGGTGCTACCGGAGCAGCCGGGGCGACCGGAGGATGTAACATCGACGTCCTCCCGGACATCGGGACGGCGGCGACATGGACCAATATGCCATCGGCGCTCACTTGGTTCCAAGGCGTCTCCACCGTTCGACCGTACTGGCCTCGCGACCTTACCAACTACACACAGGCGCGTATACGTGTTCTGATGGCAGCTATCGCCGGATCTGCGGGGTCCAAGGTCCGCGCGCTATACTACACTTCGTGCGACTTCACGATAGGCACATACCTCACCATCGGTACGAGTGAGGTCGAGGCCACGGTCGATGCGGCAGGAACGCTCACCGATTCGGGATGGATAAACCTCGTTTCAGGGGCCAAGGCTGACGTGTGGATCGCGTTGGCGGGGGTTGGCGGTAACGGAACGGCTGACCCCGTCTTCCAACACATCTGGATCTCTTTCAGATAACATACCAAAATGTCAGGAAAAAAGGTAGGGTCAGACGGGCAGGTGCGCAAGACCACTTCGGAGTGGGCTGCTGACACGGCCACGTATCCGGAAGGTATGCGTCTTATGGACACTACTGACGGAAGCGTAAGGGTATCGAAGGGGGCGACATATGCGCTGGCATTGACACAGACCCCGACACCGACTACTGGTCAGACACAGACATTCAACACGTCATCCGCAAACGAGATAATCGCCTGTCTGCACTCCACGACCATATCGGCACAGACGTTCGTACTTCCAAGCGATGCGAACAGCGCGATCGGTCAGGAGTTGGTCATTTTCTCCCGTGCGGCAATCACGACCGTAACGCTGACGACCAACGGAAATACCATCTACGGCGCAGCATTCACCACCGTTGCGGCCTCTGGGATCTACCGCATCCGCAAGGTAGCGGCGTCAGCATGGGTAAGGATATAACATGGAACAGGCACTTCTACACGGCGTATGCGCAGGGCTGATAGGATTCGCCTTCGCGCACGTCATGGCATCCAAGCCGGGGCCGTGGTCGTTCTACTTCGACGCGATCGACAAGCTGCCGAAGATGCTGAAGTACCCGATCGGAGCCTGTGAATCGTGCTTCGCCGGTCAACTCGCCCTGTGGTCCGCTTGGTATCAATGCGGCTTTGAACTGCGCTACGCCGTGGCCTGCTCCGTGCTAACCAGCGCGGGCACTGCCATTGTCTTGGCTTACATGCTTAACGAAACGGTCCTATGGCTAAGAAAGTAGAATGGTCACCCGACCCGATCACTGTGGATAAGAACGCCACGGTGATCGAAATGAACGGGAAGAAGTACCACAAGGCGAAGTCCATCGCGATATCTCGTTGGCCCTTCCTTGAACGTTACAAGGCGGCGTGGATCCACGGCAAGCAGGCGCACGAGTTCCATAAGGTACTCGGCGACCTGTATAACATCGTGAACAAGGGCCAGTTCGGGGATACGGCCGTGATGCTGCACAACCTGAAGAACGACGTCGCGGGGATCACGGATACCAAGCGCCTACCGGCTGCGGCATGCATCACCATGCTCTTTTGGAACTACGAAGGCGAGGACGTGGGGGCAATGTCCGATGAGCACATGCAAGCCAAGCTGAACGACGTGTCCGCAAGCGGGATCGAAGACGCTTTTTTTTTCTCTCAGGCGCTCGACTGTCTGCTGACCTCAGTCGCAAGCTCCAGTCTGACCCCTCAACAAAGCGTTGGTTCCCAACAGGCAAAAGCGCCGGACAACTCGACAACCCCAAACCAAGGTTCCTGAGTGACATCCATGCCGAAATACTCTACGAGCACGATCAACTGCTGTGGGCGATCAGCGACGGGTCACGTACCGACATGGACGCATGGAGCAGAAAGGACGTGTTCGAGTTCTTCCGGGGACTGAGCATTCACGAAGAGAGGATCAAAAAGAAAATCGACGCGATCAATGGCAATCGACCTTGAGTTCCGAGGGATAGGAGACGACATCCTTGCGACCATTCGTGAGGCTGCGGACCTGACGGCGAAGCTCCGGGGCGAGGTCGCGGCCACCAATGAAGCGCAGGCGAAGGGCGCTCAACAGGTCATTGCCGCACAGGAACAGGTTCAAGCGACCTTGGAGGGGTCCGTTATCGCTGTTCAGGAACTTGGCAAGCAATCCGCCACGCAGGGTAAAGCACTGTCTGGTGAGTTGGATAAAACAGGAGAAAGCGCCAGTAAGCTGAAGGGCATACTCTCTGAGGTCGAGAAAACAGACCTGAAGAAGCTGGTGGACGCCGCAAAGCAACTAGCTGCCGCACAGGGTACGGTATTGAAGCCCCTGAACGCACAGCAAAAAGCGCAGTTCGATCAGTTGGTTACGGTCGGGGCAATGACCAAGGAAGAGGCCAAGCTACTGGAAGAAGTCGTACAGGTAAAAGAGGCCATAGAGGGAGGGGCTGAAGGGGTTGAAAGTCTCAGGGGAAAACTCCAAAAGGCCAAAGATGAGGCTGCGGCAATAGGGAAAGAGTTCGGCCTTTATAGTCCACAATTCGCAGAGGCGGCGGCGAAGGCGGGCCATATCGCCGAAGAGATAGACCAGATCAACAAGATCACCGACTCTTTCAATCCGGGAAAGCAACTGAATGCCGTTCTACAGATCGGAGAGGGTGCGGTCGGTGCTTTCACAGCAGTCAACTCATTATTGAGCGCCATAGGTGGCGAAAGCGAAGGGGCTGAAAAAGCTCTAAAGCGTGTTGAGCAAGGCGTTGGATTCCTGATAGGAGCGCAGGCCGCTATCCGTGGGTTCAGCGAGGGATGGAAGAGCTTGCGACTCATCATCGGGGCCACTACGGTAGCGCAGGAAGTGAGCACCACCGCTACGGAGGTTGACACAGTAGCAAAGGCGGCAAATACAACAGCCACAGTAACCCTTTCTACCGTAACAGGTGGTCTTACAGCAGCGGTCCGCGCCCTCTCAGCATCGCTTGCGATATCTCCTTTGGGCCTTATAGCACTTGCTGTATTCGCCATTGGATCGGCCATTGCGTACATCACCAAGACATCAGGAGAAGCCGTAACCGGCCTGAGCAAGTTAGCTGACGCGTTCGACGAGGTATCGAAGAAGAGGCTTGACCAGAATAACAACGCTAACCGCCTTGCGGATATTCAGGGAGAGATAGACCTTCTGAAGTCCGGTGGCGATGCCGCAAAGGAGCGGGCAAATATCGAAGCAAGAGCGGCAAGAGAAACCGCTACCTTGACTGAACGCCGCATTCAACTTGAATCACAACTGGGAGTGATTTTCGCCGAACAGGTTCAGAACGCCATTGAACTGAACAAGGCGCTGAAGGATGGTGACGAGGATGCGATAAAGTCGATTCAGGCACAGATAAGCGCCAATGCCGACAGACTGAAGGCTAGGCGGAAAGAGATCGACGAGGCCGCGCAGTCAGAAAAGGAGATCGCCAAGACGAAGGAACTCGACATACTGAAGTTCGAGGCCGATGCAGCCAAGGAATCATCAGACCTCGCAAAGCAAAGGGCGGAAGAACGCAAGCGCATCCTTGCCCAGCTAGGCAACGAACTCGAAGCCATCCAAAAGAACGTTGCCGACCGGATCAACGCCATCGAACTCGAAGAGGCCAACCCCGAACAGCGTCTAGCGATCCAGCGGGCGGCGGCGGAAAAGGAGGTGAACGACCTTCGGACCTCTGAGCTTCGTAAGCTGGCGATCCTTCAACTGGTCAAGGATCAACGCATCAAGAACATCAACGACCTGTCACAAGCGGAAAAGGATGCGGCGGCGGATGCCGAGATCGCACGGGGTGGGGTAGTGCTCGACCCAGCACGTGAACAGCAGTTCCAGCGCCTTTCCCTCGCGACGTGGGACGCCTACTTCCGTGACCTGTCAGCACTGCAAAGGGAGCAGGCAGAGGTTCGTCTTGCGTTGGTGGGCGATACCCAGCAAAAGGAATTGGCCGCATTCGAGGCGCAACTGACCGCACAGGCCGAACTACTCCGCACCAAGGGTCAGGCTTCCGAAGCAGAGATCGAAGCCTTCAAGACCAAGCAACGCGAGGACTTCGGCAAGAAGCAGGCTCAACAGTCACGAGACATCGAGGAAGAGATCGCCGTGGCCCGTGTCGAGGCTATAAAAGCCGGAGGGGACCAGTCCGCAGAGGCGCAACGCGCGGCGGAACTCAAGATCCTTCAGATCAAGCTCGAAGCGGCGCAGGCGGCACTTGCGGCACTTGGTGAAGGAACGGACCAAGAGACGCGACTGCGCAAGGCGCAACTTGAAAAGCTCATCGCCGAACTTCAGGGGTCGATCAAAGCGGTACAGGCCAACCGGCAACCGCTGGATATGTTCGACCTGCTGGGGATCACCTTCGACAACGCCGAGCAGAAGAAGGCGGTTGAGGATGCGGTTTCCAACGTCATCAACTTGGTGGAGCAGTCCATCGCCGCCCAACGTGCGGAAGTTGACGCACAGATCAGCGCCACGGATGAACTGATCGCCGACCGGGAGCGCCGTTCCGATAGCCTTCGTCAACAGCTAGACCAAGAGATCGAACTGGCGAAGCTGGGCCTTGCGAACAACGTGGATGCGGTACGTGCTCAGATCGCGGAGAACGACAAGGCGGCGGCGGCTGAAAAGGCACGCAAGGCCAAGCTGATCGAGGACCAGAAGAAGCTCGCCCGCCAACAGCTTGCCATCGACGCGGCGCAGCAGGCTTCGGCGCTCATCACCACGGGCGCGAACTTGCTCGCCAACGAATCACTGAAGGGGATAGTGGGAGCGGTCGCGGCCATTGGCTTCGTCGCTTCGGTATTCGCGGCCTTCGCGTCCATCAAGGCACGAGCGGCGGCGATCAACAGCGGAGGCCAGCAACAGTTCCGCGACGGTGGATCATCCGAAGGTCTGATCGAAGGATCGCGCCACGGATCACGCTACGGGGAAAGCGGTATAGCCATGTACGACCGAAAGACCGGAAAGGAAGTAGGTGAAATGGAGGGCGGCGAGTACATCGTGAACCGGGAAGTGAGCCTGAAGCATCGCGACATCGTGGAGGCGATGAACCGGAACGATATCACCACGGTCTACGACTTGGCCCGGCAGGAGATCATGGGGACCAATACCGTGAAGCTGTCGAGCGAACGTGTGAAGGAAGTGGTGGAGACGAAGACCACGTATGAGAACCACACGGCCACGTTCGCGGTCGTGGAGAACGACAAGCTCAGGAAGGATGTTCAGGAATTGACCCGCGTGGTCAAGGCTTTCAAGTCTGAGCAAGGAAAGCCGAAAGAACAGGTCGTTCCCATCGAAGGCGGATACATGGTCATCAAACCCAACGGCGACCGGGAGACGGTGCGCCGCAGAAAGTAATGCTTCAGAAGCGTTGGCAGTTGATCGAGATCCTTCCCTGCTCAGGGGTGGTGATCATTTCCGGTTCCGGGTCCGAACAGGTTGACGGGAACTATTGCCCGGACGGAATGGAGAACGGGGCCAACGTTTGGACCAAGGTTGGCGGAACTCGCCTAGAGGATAGCATCTACTTTCCACTCTTCGAGGGCGATCCGGTCGGATATTTCGTCATCACTTCCGGTGGCACGTTCGAGGATGACCCAACGAACGCGCTCTACGGAACATACGACACTCCGGGAGACTCGAATGCGACGTGGTTCGTGTTCGACATTTTCGGAGGTGGTGGAGAACTGCCAGCGCCGAACAGCCGATTCTCTTCACAGAAGATACCGGTGATCCGCGACCTTGACCCCACGGGTGGCGGCAAGTTCACGCGGGAACGCGACCTGTCGAACGGGTGTATCGGATACCGTCGAAAGCTGGCAAGTGAACTGACCTTCACAGGGGACGATTACAAGTTCTTCCTGACCTACGAGAAGAGCCGGACGCGCCGTTGCCACGAGTTCACCATCCGCAGGCAGTGGAAGTGCGGCGGCAAGTGGAAGACCGTATGGATCGGATCAATGTCCGCAGGGATGGGAAGGTGGAACAGGTCAAGGTGCCAATGGAAGGTGAAGCCCGAACCAAGTGACGACTATACGTGCATAGTGAGGGCGCTAAAGAAGCCCGTTAACGTATTGACCATTCCACCCGAAAGCGTGATATTCAAGCCATCGTGCTTGGAGTTTGGCGTGGTAATCACTCGGTTCAACATTGGCGGATCTTGTACGTGGCAGGGAATCTATCCTTCCGGGGTTGACACTGATCCAACATTCACGCTTGCAGATACGCATAACCTTGACATCTTCACACAGGTGAAGGTTTACTGGCGTGAAGTGGCGGAAACGGATTGTGAATCAGGTTCGCCGGTAACTCCTACCGGAACCGGATGGACCTTGCTAGTAGATGATTGTGGCGGTTCGGGTTCGGCTACATTTTGGCGCGCACCTCTGATCACATACGACTTCCCGCGAACATCAATAAACCCAGAAGCCTGTTCACAGGAATCAAACCGGGTGATCGTGTGGCCATCGGGTACGCTTCCGATCATTTCGGGTGGATGTGGGAACACGACACTGGAAAACGTATATCTATGCGTTCCGGGGTATATCCAGTGTGATAGTGTTGAAAGCGTCACCTATTCCCGCGCCCGATTGTTTGAGGATGCAGTGAACAGGATCCTCGAAGGCATAAACTGCCCGAATGCGGAAACCGCACGAAGCGACTTCTTCGAGTGGGATGCGCCCGGAACGGCGGACGGGTATTCGCCCGGAACCAACTACGTAACGGGCGGCACAAACCAAGTAGACCGCCTTGCCGTCGTTCAGAGGTCGGACGCCATTGATCCACTTGCCACCAACCCGGCCCGCATTGGCGATATGACGCTGGGCGATGTCACGGACCTTTTCGCCAAGGCATTCCGTGTATACTGGGACTTGGAAGGAGGTAGCATCCGGTTCGAGCACATCAAGCACTGGAACGCCACGAGCGCGGTCGAAACCCTGACAACGGTTGCCGAATCTGAGGACTATGCACACATCACATCGGATATCCCGAACCGTGAGCGACTTACCTTCAGGGATTCCTTCCTTGACGACTTCATCGGCGTGGATGTAGAGTATGACTCAGCTTGCGCATCCGGCGATGAAAACTCCCTGAAGGAGTACACGGTCGCGTTTATGACCGATGTGTACAACTGCCAACTGAATGGAACTTCACTTGACAAGAAGGGATTCCTATTGCTGGCAACCCAAATACAGGGGACTAACACCTACGTCATCAACGACAACGGGGCATATACCAACGCCCTTGTCCCTAATGCACCAGTATCAACGGCCAACATCCAACGGGACTACTGGAATCACGACCGGCTGTTGATCGAAGGAAACGTAAACGCGGCGGATACCGTTTTTGAGGACATACAGCCGAACACGGAACAGAGGGATGTGGTAGTGAAGATGTGCTGCGACGTGTTCGACTTCGATCCCCGGCGTCGTGTGATATCGAATCTCGGCAAGGCGCTCGGAACCGTGGGCAACCCCAAGGCCGCAGTCGTTCAGCGTGAAGAGTTGACCGAATCGGACGAATGTGTACGCCTGACCATACGATACGGCTACTGATGGAACGCGCGGTCAATAGTCGAGCATTCTCCACCCCACGAATCGCAGCGGTCGCCTACGTCCGTGGTGATCGTGATCTCGCCATCAACGCTATCGGGGCGAAGGTGGCAGGCGCGGAAGTAGATGTGCTCTCCTTCGTCAAGAACTACGTTCCATCGCCCCGTGCCCTTCGTTGTGTCGATAAGTTCGCCAGCGGAGTAGTTCAGCTTGCCCACTACGGTATCCCGGCGAATAAACCCATCCTGCTCCCATTCGATCGCGCACATTCGGCAACTCGCCGTGTACGCGACACTTGCCGGGGACTTGTCCTTTGCGCAGCCGACCAGCGTCAGCACCAAAGCAAAGGCGAGAGCGTGTTTCATGCCTCAAAAGTACATAGCGCAGAATAAACCATGCCCGCACCCTCTTTCTCCTTCACCAACGGACAGACGAAAGCCGTGTTCCGATGGGCCGATTCCATCGAAAAGCGCAACCGTCTCCGCTTGGAGTGCTTCGATGAAATGAGGGCGTGCGGGTACAAGCTCATCACGCCCATGAACGCGCTGCTGCCCTTCCAATTCGCGCGTCCGTTCTCTGTGCTTGGTATCACTTCGTGGGAGGTGTATAACCTTGACGGCACGTTGGAATTGACCTACGGCGCAGGGGACAGGGACTTGCTGGTGATCGACAGCGGGGAGGACTTCGACACGGTGACGTATAACGGCGGTGCCTTGTCGGATTCCCTCGCCAGCGGGTTCTACTATTCCAAGATCGTCACGGCGGGCCAAGCCTACTATTCGGAGGACTTCTACGTGATGTGCGCCGAGGAGGGGGACAATCAGATCCCCACGGACTACCTGACCTTGGGACTGAACAGCGAAGTGAACCCTTCGGGCCTGTTCACGATCACCACTTGGAGCCGCTTCCTTTCAGGGACGAAGAACACGGCGGGAGCGCCGGGGGGAAGTGGAACCTACGTAGGGCAGAGGGTAGCCAACTTCAACGACGGCCTGCTATACACATGGAACGGCGGTTCATGGGTATCCACCGGCCCAGCCGATGCGACGGGGTGGTACGACAACGAAACCGGCAACTGGTACCGCACAGTGAGCGGCGTGTGGTCGGGCATGGTATCCGACCCCTTGACCATCGGAGGTACCGGTATCACATGGCCCGGAGGCTTGGCGATCCCCGTAACGATCAACGTAGGCGACTTGGTTTCCTGCCTTGGCCAAGCGGCCCGCGTGGAGGTGGTGACGGTCCTCAGCGGAGCCGGATCGGTCGCGTCGGTACTTGACGGGAACGCCCTGTTCACCAACGACGGGAACGAGACGGAAAGCACAACGACCACGGTAACGGCGGATGACCTTTTGGTACTCACACCCACGACGGACTTCGACGGGTATGTGACGGCCATCCGTATCTATTGCCAGTCGTCCATCGACACCTGCAACCTTCGCCTGACGTGGACGAACTGCGGGGCCGTTGGCAACCTGAACGCCTCGGCTTTCACGCAGAAATACTACCTCCCGCTGGACACGATCCGTCCACGGGCAACGACCAAGCTGGTGACTGAAAGCGAAGAGGACGACCAAGGGAACAAGGTAGAGCTCTTCCGAAGGAAGGAAGTCGAATGGCGGATGTTCCTTGGCATTGTGCCTTGGTTCGTGGCCGATGCCTTGACCGAAATGTGTCTGCACAATACGGTGAAGCTCGTACACCCGGACCAAGAGGAAGCCGGGGTTCTCTCGTCTATCGCACGGACGGACATTCTGATCAACCCGAAGGTGGAGTTCGCCCGTAACGATTCCTTCAGCAAGTGCCTTGTTCCCTGCACGCTGACCTTCGAGCTTGACAACACATCGGTAGCCTGCTGCGATGACTTGGACGCCCCTTGTAAGACAGCCTGCACGGAAGCGAAGGACTTCGTGAGCAACTACGGAGGCACGGGAGCTAATGGCGATGCCTTCCTGAACGACGACGCCCCGACCTATCAACTGGTCCTGTCCAACGTACTTCAGACCGCCGTGACTTGCACAACAGGCCATGCGACGATCCTTGGCGTTTCCTACCTGTGGAGCATCAACGACGGAGAGTGGCAGGTAGCTGGCGAGTTCGACACGATCACACCTACTGTCGTTGGCGAAGGCTGCACGATCAACATCATTGCCACCATCGCAGCGGGATACTCGGCCATCCTTCAGTACAAGGATTCGGACGACGCTTGGCAGGATGACGATCAGTATGACCTGACCGCTGAAGAGTGGGCTGATAACGACATTGAAAGGGAGACGCCAGAGGACGAAGGCGACGGAAAGGAACTACGCCTGAAGATCTACACGGGCGATTGCGTGCTCGGATACTCTGACGACACGACCTACTCCTGCTCCTGACGCTTCCGTATAATCACGCGCCTATTCGGGTACACGGGTACGGGTAGGTATTGTTTCGCTTCCCTAAACAAGAAGCGAAAACATGAGCCTTGCCGCTGTCGTATGCGACCCCTGCGAACAGGAGCTACCGGTACTTCCGGCAGAGACTTGTTCCATTTCCTACAAACCCGGCGAGATCAGCCGGATCCTCTTCGGTAAGAAGGGCCAGCCCTTCACCGACTTCGAGGATGCTGCCGAACACACTTCACGCCAGAGCCAAACGGATACCGGCGACGACGCCATCCGCAACCTGCGCTGCATCGGGTCACTGACCTATGCACAGGGAGACAAGCAGGAGTTCGGCACGCTGGGCACGGTGTACGCCTACCCGAAGTTCACCCTCTCCGCGAAGGTGTATGACTGGTCCGATACCATGTACCAAGCCTTCCGTACGATGGGCTGTAATGGTGAATTGACCATCTGGCCGATCAGTTCCGATGGAGAGATCATCGGCGGAAACGACGGAATCACCGCAGTGGTGAACGCCCTTCCCACCTACCCGGAGAGCAACAAGGAGAAACGCTACTTCACCATCACGGTCGAGAAAGACCTGAGCGCGGTGATCCCGGAGGTGGGCACGTACCCGTTGGACATGAACCTCTAACCTGAGCGAACATGGCAGAGGGAGCACAATACATCGAATGCGATTCCAGCGGCCTAGTGCTGCACGCCGATAGCTCGGCCTTGGAATGCCTGAACGCCTTGCTCGTGGTGGACAATACGGGCAAGTACGGGTTCCGCGTAGCAAACCGCTCGGTAGCCGCTGGCAACCTGAGCCTTGCGATCAGTTGCGGTTCCCCGCTACTGACCATCGAGGAGATCTTGAAGAAGGTGATCGTGGAGAGCGCCAGTGGCAAGCCCGCGTTGAGCCTGATCGAAGAAGCGTAACCCGACGACATACACACGTAAGCGGGCCGTGTAACAGCGGCCCTTTTACTAGCGATGAGCTGCACGGACCCCATCCTATCCATCGAGGCTCTGATCCAAAGGGCGGCGCTGTACACCTCCGGGTGCGGGGCGCTGCGATATGCGGAGCAAGCAGCGGAGGGGGCGTTTGATTGTGACAGCGCGGACATTCCTGACCTCGTGTTGCTGGCTATGGCCTTCGACAGCGGGGCCAATACGTTCCGGGTTGATATCACGAACGTGGATATTGCGGACCTGTGCGATGATTACGAACTGCGGATCACCTGTGAAGGAATTACGGCATCGCAGGCGCTACGCGAGACGTTCACGGTAGGGGATGGGGTAGCGACCATCCGCGTGTTGTTCGTGACGGGAACGACCGGGGCGTGCGACACGGACTGTGTTCAGCGCGGTTTGGAGGACTTGGTGGGCGCTACGGTGGTCACGGACGGCACGGACAGCTACGTGCTCGCCATTGCCCCGGACGACACACCGGATGAGCTTACGTGCGACACGGGCGGCATAGGCGGTGAGACATACGCACGGGCCGCGCTTTCGAGCGTAGGGGGCTGCGGGATGCGGGCTTGGCGGGTGACGGACGGAGCCTTGGCCGGTGGTGACTTCAATGGAGACTTCAACGACGACTTCAATATCTGACCATGAGCGACCTCGGATCCAAAGCGGCCCTGAACGCGGACATTGACGCAAAAGTCACGACCAACGGCGCGAACGAGAACACGGGCGCGCGTGTGAATGACTGCCTGAACAACATCGTTGATACCCTTTACGGATCGGGTGCGGCCCCCACTGCGACCTTCAGTACGAACACGAACACGGCGCAGGATCCGGGGCAGGACACGGTGCGGTTCAACAGCGGGACGATCGCGAGCGTTACCGAGATCGGTCTTTCCGACGTTGTTGGCGGGGTTGACAAGGGGACGTTGAACAGCCTTTGCAGCGGGATCATCCAGTTCCGGCTTGTCGGCACTACTGAGACGATCGAGTTCCGGATCACGAGCGTTGTCCATACGAGTTGGACGCGGTACACGGTGACGTATCTGAAGGGTGCGCTACCGGCTAACGGTACGGTGATGGCGGTTCGGTTCATTCCCGTGAACGTCGTCACCCAAACGATCACGAACGGCGAGACGGCCACAAGCCCCTCAGAGGATGCGGTGTTCGATGCGCTGGCGGGGAAGGCGGATGTCTACTTGGATGCCGTTAAGCAGAACTACCAGAGAACGATCACGGGAATGACCGCATCAAGCGGGCGAATGATCGTTGACCTTACGGCACTGACCCCTGCATTCGCAACGGCTCAGTTCGTGTGCGGGTCTGGTGTGGCCGGTGTCGATATCGCTCTGGTCGGAAAGAACAAGACGTCTACGCTATCCGCATTCGAGGTTGTCTTCTGGGATTTAGAGGCAAACACGGTCGCTTCCGACGACATCCAAGTACAGTTCACGGTGATCGGGACGAAGGCATAACACGAAAAACAACCAACATGGAGAACTTTCAACAGCACATCACGGACGAACTGGCGAAGGCGGTGAACAGCTTGACGGCTGCGACCACTGCTGGCGAGTACGCGCAATCGTCTTACGACCACTTCGCGAACCTCATCTACATCTGCAATACCGCCAACGAAGGAGGGCAGCAGATCACTGAGGCTCCGAGCGTTCCTGAGTAATGTTCTCCGCCCCCTTTCTGCTACTGTGCGCGCTGCTCGTTTTCGGCTTCGCTGCCTTGGCTTGGGGGGAGAAAGAAAGATAGCATGGAACTGACCAACATCCTCCTCTCTGCAATCACCATCCTACTTGGTGTGATCGGGTATTTCATGGGCAAGTTCTACGATCAGATGCAGACCCTTTCCCGCGACTTCCACAAGGCGATGGAAGTGCAAAGCTCCCACGAGGCGCGGATCACGAACCTCGAACGACACAACGACTAACACAAACACCATGATCCTAGACCCCACTACCGCCATCGTTGGCACGCTCGCTTTTGCTTTGCATGTGTACGGCCGCTTCCAAGAGCGGACGGCGAACGAAAAGTTCTTTCCGTGGATCGGCCACCAACTCGGCTACCTGTTCACGAGCATTTCGTTCTGCGCGATCGGCCTCTTGCTTCAGCCGGAGATCATGGAGCCGCTGGGCTTCACCAAGCCCCTCACCTTCGCCTTTGTGCTGTGCTACGGCGCTGGCCACTTGGTGAGCCGCGTGCTGGGAATGTCGGCAGCTTCCAAGGCCCGCAAGGTCTGAACGATGCCCCGCGCCTTCGATAGCGTCAGTGAGCTTCGCCTGATCAAATGCGACGGGCGGCTCGCTGGCGTATTGAAGGAAGCGATCAAGCGCACCCCCTTCGCTTGGCGCATCGTGCAAAGCGACCGGAGTGTTGAGCAACAGCGCGTGTACTTCCAAGCCGGGAAGAGCAAGATCAATCCGGACGACTTCGATTCGCTCGCTGAACTGTACAAGAAGGCCAAGCACATAACAGGGCCAGGGATGCCCCTTTCGCGGGCCGTGGACGTCGCACTGGTAGGCAGCGACCCCTATGACCTGAACCTGTTGAAAGACCTGAACGCGACGATTCAGGCCGTAGCCAAATCGAAGGGACTTTCCATCCGCTGGGGTGGCGACTTTGACAAAGACGGGAAGCCATACGAACCGGGAACCTTCGTTGATGCCCCGCACTTTGAATTGATATGAGGGAGGAACCGCGATACCAACAGCGGCCACGGGAGCAGCAAGCTCCGAGCGGTACGGCGGTATCGAGAGGGCACGCCGAACACGGGCGGAAAGGTGAAGTAGGAACCAAATGAGAACGCATGAGAGGTTCAGGGAAGTCGCCGGAGAATCTGCAAAGGCGGGATGCGATCATCAAGGCGCTGAAGAAGTACCCGGATTCGCCAAAGCGCACACTAGCGCGAGCCTTGCATACCGCAGACCCGGACCTATTCCCTTCCGTTGACGCTACACGTAATCTGATATGCACGGTAACGGGGGCGAGGGGCAAGGCATCTAAGACCGTAGCTGACAAGTCGCTCTTCCGCCCAAAGGGGGTGAGCGGTACCGACGCATGGGAAGACCTGATGCCGGAATCGTGGAGCGAGCCGATCGTTCCGTTCATCCTTCCGAAGTCCATCCGGTCACTGCTGGTCCTTTCGGACATACACGTACCGTTCCACGACATCGAAGCCCTGAAGATCGCGATACGGTACGGCATCGCTGCCAAGCCGGACGCGGTTCTGCTGAATGGCGATACGCTCGACTTCTACGCCATATCGGACCACGAAAAGGATCCGCGAAAGGTGAAGTGGCAGGGCGAGCTAGAGGCCGGTCGGCAAGTGCTGCGCATGGTCCGAAATGCGTTCCCGAACATCCCTATCTACTTCAAAGAAGGGAACCATGACTACCGGCTTGAACGGCATCTGATGAAACACGCTCCCGTGCTGATCGGGATGCCTGAGTTCGAGATACCGACGCTGCTTCGATTCGCTGAGACGGGGATCACGCACATCGCGAACAAGCGCATGGTCTACGCCGGGGAATTGACCATCGGCCACGGTGACGAATGGAAGGGCGGCGGGGGGATCAACCCCGCACGTTGGACAAGTCTACGCGCACGGGAGAACGCGCTGGTCGGACACTTCCACCGGGCAAGCGAGCACATAGAAAGGACGGTAAGGAGCAAGACGCGGGGATACTGGTCTACCGGGTGTCTGTGCGAATTGCAGCCCGCCTACTTGCCCTTCAACGATTGGTGCCACGGCTTCGCGGTGGTGAACATCGAAGCCGACGGCTCTTTCGAGGTGGAGAACAAGAAGATCATCAACGGCAAGGTGCGATGAACAAATGCGAGATCATCCGCCAGTACATCCTCGCGAAGAAGGGGGTGGACATCGGCGGCATATCCGAGCCGACAACGCCGGA